CCATATTTTATTCAAAACCACTTTACTTAAAGTTGTTCCGTCTGATCTATTATTAGCCGTTGCACTAACATCTACAATTGTTGTTGTGCCACCTGTGCTATCTGAGACATTATTGTAATGAGTTATTAGTTTTCTATCACCACTAAATAATGTTTGAGTTAATACTACGTCTGCCATTTTTTCCTCCTACTAAAGAGTAGGGGACATTACTCCCCTACTCAGAGTTAATTATTATGCAAATGGTGTTGCTAATGATCCGTCTCCGAAAGTAAAGCCATTCATTTGCCATACAGCTGTTGCACTGCCTTGTCCACCTGTTGCGATACCTAAACAATCTATTTCGCCACCAACAAATCTACCTTTGGTGTCAGCGTCCATAGTCATTTTGTCATCATCAGATCCATCAGCGTGGAACTGTTTTAGACTAACTGTGCCAGGTGCATCTTTATCAGAAATGATAATAGTAGATGCAGCTGTAAAGATATCATTAGCAGAAGCACCATCGATTGAAAAAGTGCCTGTAAAAGTTGTGCCTATGATAAATTTAAATTTTAGGCCAGCCGCAGCAGTTGGTAAAGTTATTACAATACCTCCAGCTCTATTAAGTAAGTATGTAGTTCCAGTATCTGCCGCTGTTAAAGTTTTAGTAGCTGCAGTTATGTTTTCTACATCTGTTATCAAGTTATTTACACCAGCTGTTTGAGCTAGGTTACCACTTGAGTCAACAGTCAATTGATCCGTAATCGCACCAGTTGATGAGTTTTTAGATATTTGTTTAAAACCACCTTCTGATCTGACCGGACCGCTAAATGTTGAATTTGCCATATAGGTCTCCTCTCCGCTAGCATAGTCTGAGACATTGTCTACTGCATGAGTCTACGCTAACTATTTTCAAATTATGCAGTATCTTGAATATACGCTTTTAATATGGTGATTGCAAATAAAAAGGGGCGCCGAAGCGCCCCTAATTAATAAGATTATTAAACTAAATCTTAACTTGATCCTGGTGAACCATAAATACCACGCCAGTCAGATACGCCGAAGCTGTATCTTTCTCTAGCTTTGTATCTCATGTTTCCTGTATCAAAATCACCTTCCATAGCAGTCTTTAAAGGTGCTCTTTGGAAGTGTTTTAATCCATTAGGAACATCAGTTTTGATAAAGAATGCGTTCGTGTCAGTTAGGAAGTTGTTGACCACAAAACCTTGTGGCATCATTCCCATTGACTGAACTGCATTAATATCATTGTCAGAAGTACCAACTCTATTAGCTGTCTTAGTAAGACGCTCAGCTACAAACTGTAGGTCAGATGGTATAATTAGTTTCATACCACGAGCTGCAATTTTAAAGCCTCTCTCGTCTTGGAACTTACCAATAGCAATTAGTGATGCTTCCAATGATGTTTCGTTAAGGTCAGAAGCTGCAAGCTTATTAGACTGATCACCTGCGGCAACGGTAGGGTGATCTGTGTCGATCAAGAACTGTCCGTCTCCAAAAGTAGTCGTATCAAAAGCATTGTTTAAAATGTTCGCTGCTTTGATTTGTTTAGTCTGAGCCATAGATCTTGCTAGTGCTTTAGTGTAACGCTTAGCGATGCTGTCATACAGGTTATCCTCAACAGCTTCCTCAGTGATAGAGAAAGCGAGAGCAATTGTCTCGTGAGTATAACGTGCAGTGAAGTGCTCGTTCGCGTCATCGAAAGCCACAGCAGAACCCTCAGATTTTACTTGTGCTTCCCCGAAACCAGATAACATTACTTCTTCTTCAAAAGCTCTGTCACTTGTCTCAGTGTCGAAAATCTCTACGTGTTGATTTTCGTAGTTATTGTACTCAAGTCCGAATAATGCATTCAGACCTGGCTCTAGCTCTTTTGCTAGTTGTTGTCTTGATATAGCCATTTTTTATGTCCTCCTGCTATTAATTCAAATGAACTGCGTCAGCAATAAAACATCTTATTACAGTGTTTGTTCCTAACGAGTTTCCTGGTTTTTTAGCGATACCTAAAAATTTAACACCAGTTAGAGTTGTGCTACTTGTTCCAGCGTCGACTTCATCACCAGAAATACCAGTTGTAGTATTTCCAGATGCGTCTTCTTCGTGGTCCATGTAGGTGCCAACCATTGCTTGTGTTAAAGCTGTTCCTGTATCACCTTGAGCTTCGTACACTTGGTACGGATCGTCATAAACGAAGCAATCTATATTTTTATTTAAATCAACTCCGTCATATTGGTTTTTAAATGTTGGTTTTCCCGTAGTAGGATCGTCGTATTGAATTCCGTTAAAAACCATGAGACCTGCATCGCCAGCACCAGCGTCTACGACGCCACCACTTGCAAATTTTACCATGTCTCCTTGGAACATTGTACTTGATTCGCCGTCTAAAATTGTGAACTGCGAAAGTGCACCGTTGTCCGGATTTCCTCCAACTTTACCACTAGGTCTAAAACCAAAAGGGGCATCTATATTTGCCATATTTGTTTCCTCCTTAAAGGGTTAAGTTTAATCGATGGATAGGAATCACTAAATAATTAGTTTTTCTTTGAGCCACCAAAAGTTACACGAGTCTGTCGATCTTGGTTGATCGGCATACTTGGGTGCTGTTCCTTCATAACATCGTTTTGTAAAGCCTCATTTCGATCAGTATTCATTTTTCTATAATACTCATCTCTCGACTTTGCGAGTTCTTCGGGCATCCTTGCCAGCACAAGGCCACCAACCCCGATCATCCCTGCGTATTTACCGTCAGCAATTTGAGGATAATCATAATCAGAATATTCGTCAGCTCTCACTAACTCCCATCCAGATTTGATTTGCGCTGCCATGTTTCCGGTATCTTGATACCCCATGACCTCTGCGCGTATCCATCTATGCACGTAACCGTCTGGCGCAGGCGGTGCGTCTAGTGTTGATGGAGGAGTCCATACTTTAGGCTTTTCGGTTTTAGCCCTAGTTTGACTCGCGCGGGAAGTTTTTTTAGTTTTTTTGTTTTCCATATGCTTATGCCTCCTTCGCGATTAATTGTTTCGCATACTCTTCGAGTGGCACACCTAATCTTTTAGCTATTGCTATCTGTGATGGTGTGAGTTTCACAGTTTTTCTGCGTCCTTTTTTGGCCGGACGTTTTGCACTTGCTACAGTTTGAGCAGGTTGCTCAACTGCGGTTTGCTCCACATTAGCAAATTTGTGTGGGAATTCAAGTCTTATTCGCTTATCAACCTCAGAATAATATTCATTTGATTGTGGATCATAACCTTCATCCTCTACAAGCTGCCTATGTATGTCAAAAGCTGTGTAAGTCATTGCATTATCAGTACCAAACCAAGTGTTTTTAGCTGACCAGTCTTGAGCTTTTGGGTCAATTTCTTGTGCAGCTTGATACAATTCTTGTGTTGTTGGAACTGCATTCATTGGTTGTTGCACTATTTGTTCTTGCGTTTGTGATGCTCTTTGTAGCTGTTGATCCTGATAATTCTTCAATTGAGTCAGTCTAGTTTCTTCCATAGCCATCTGTGCTATGGCTTTTTGAGCCTCGACCTGTCTGTCAACATCTTGTGCTTCGGTTGCCGATCTTAATTCTGCTTTTGCAGCAGCCATTCCAGCAGTAACTTTTTGCTCTAACTCTTTCGCATAGTTAGTTCCAAGTTTGTCATACTGACCTTTAACTCTATCAGCTTGTTGTTTTAAAGTTTGTGCATACTGTATCGCCTCTTCTTTTTGCCTTTCGGCTTCACGCATTTTACGCGTTAGTTTTGCGATTCTTTTTTGAACACCTTCAGAATATTCTCCAAGCTCATCTTTTTGTTTGCTGTCTTGAACAACAGGCTGCTCACTAGATTCCTGAGATGCGTCAGCGGACTGACTATTGTCTTCAACTGTTTCAACATTGATTTCCTCCTCTAATGATTGTTCTGGTGCTGGAGCTTCAAGATCAATTTCTGTCTCTTGCTCGTTTTCTTCACCAGGTATTTCTACTTTATCTTCTAGCATAGTTAATTCCTCCTATGAATTACATTGCGTGAATTAGATCTTTGGGATCGTCTATCGTCCCAAGAACTTCATCATCGTTTAACATTCTTATCTCACCACCATCAATATCCATTCTTGATCCTGCATATCTTGCAAAGATCACCCAATCTTTTGGTTTGCACCATGGACCCGTTGGAAATTTATCTTCGTCTTTGTAACAAAGATCTCCCATCTTTAAAACATAACCAACCTGCACAGCAGATCTTGCTCTTTCCAATGTTTCTTGTGCTATTATTATACCGCCCTTTGTCTCTTCTTTAACTCTAAAAGGCATTATTAATAAACGCCATCCGGTAGGGTTTGGTAATTTTTCTAAATTTGTTTTTTCTGGTTCTTTCGTAGCCTCGTGTGCTCTTATTTTTTTTGCATCATCTTCGGCGTTGTATTTATTTTCTAATGCGTGTGACTTTGTCATCGTCGTTATTTGGCTCCTTTGGTTCTAGCAGGTTAGAGAGTTCCTGATTCATTAAATCGATCGCATGGATCTTACCTATTATATATTTATATTCGTCCATATTGTCAATCCCGCCGTTTGCGAGAGTTTGAACGAGGCCGTCTAGTTGTTCTTGCATCACCCTCTTGAACTTGTATATCACGTTTACCGGGTCTATAGCTTCTGACATTTAGTTTCTCCTTGTCTCCTAATTGTGCCCAGAACACGTCGAGCGGGTTCTTGGGTTTGTTATCCCCCATTTTTCCCCCCAATGTAAAATTAAGTCAATCCTACTTTTTCTTGAAAATATCTGCGCCCTTCAAGCCGTATATCGACGCGACGACTCCAATAAACAGACTTTGGTACCAAAACGGCATGTTGCTGAACTTATCAAAGAATATATCATT